TATCTAATTTCATCTGTCCAGATAAAACCATCATCATCTGTTAGATCTGTTAATGTATTTACAACTTCATGGTAGTTATTTCTATAACCATCTTCAAATACATCACCACTGTCAGTTGGATAAGCCTGGCTGTAACTATAAGTTTCGCTTCCATCGCCATATGGATTATCAAGTTTTATAGGAGCATATTCATCTGATTTTCCAGCCATTCCTGAATTAGTTAAGTCTGAAACTTGATGATATGTATCAATGAATCCCATATCTACTGCAAGCTGTGGATTTGTAATAAGCAAAGATATACCAGTATCTACTGCATCTCTTAATGATTTAAGGAAATCTGCAAATAAATTCTTATCTAGCAAGTTGAAGTATTCATCTACTACACCTTTTGCATTAACTCCAAATTCATCCTGTTCACCAGATTGATCTGGATAGTTACGGAAACAAATCATATCGAATTGAGACAAGTCCTTAAGATCTGTCATTAGATTTAGATATCTTTCGTTATCTGTTACAGGATCTACATAAACAGTTCCCTTGTCGGTTCCGCTTTTTGTAATTCCATCTTTAAGAATTGGATGGCTTTCTCCCACCCACCTATCACCTTCAAATAATTTAACTACTGGAACTGGCCATATATCCCAGTCATAGAATTGGCTTGCACCTCTATTTGTATATGTTGTTAATTGATAGAAAGTATCTGGATCATTCCCATATCCACCTTGGTCATAGTTGTGATAGTTATTTCCAACTACACCACTACGGAATCCTGAAGCTGATGTAGGTGAATAAATTCCAGTTGAAGCATTTTGTGTTGGCCAGAAGTAAAGCATCAAAGCACGACCACGGTTTCCACGACCCTTAGTATTAGGTGTCGCTGTTGCTGTTGCTGTAGCAACTGCTGCCTTAACAGGAACAACATTTATCGCAGCAAGATAGTTAAGATTAATTTCATTTTCTTCTACCATTGCAGACAAACCTAATCCAAATGCAGATATAGTAAAATCAGAGTATGAATTTAATTCAGATGAGTTGTATCCAATTCTATTGATAACATACATTTCATTGCCGTATCTTTGAATATCTAATTGTCCATCAATCCAGAACTGAATACGTGGCTGTGTAAAATCTACGCCAGTCTGTCTATTCTGAATAATAATATGATGCCATTCACCATCAGCAATATTCTTATTTCCAATAAATGCAACCTCTTGGTCATTTGCAGAAACTGATCCTGCACGTACATCCTTTGAATAAGTAAGTGCTAATTTACCATTTCTTAACACAATGCCAGTTCTTTGGAAATTATATATATTTTCATTTTCTCCAACAAATAAAACCTGATTAGATTTTGTTGTTCTAATCATTGCTTCAAAAGTAAAGTCTTTATCGCCAGCACCAAATGGTGAAGGAGCACCAGTTGAAATTTCTATGTTTCTAAAATTTACAGCTTTTCTATTTTGTGCATCAAAATATCCACCATTTATTGCAGGTAGAGGATTTGTGACTGTATTAGTAGCCCTGGCCCCTGATGGTGCACGTACTGTCCAGCCAGATCCTGGGATAGGGTCTACAGAACCTGTTGAAGGAACATAAAAGTTATCTGATGTATTAAAGAATACTATTGATGAATTGCCTACTGTATCTTTTTCATCAATTGCTACAAGTCTTTGATACCAAAGATCATCTGCAATTGTAAAGTATTGTGGTGGAAGAGGTGCAAATGCATTTGCATTTAAAGTTTGCGCTCTAACTAATGCACCCTTGATAGTTACAATTCCTGGATCTACAAGTGTTGCATTTAAAGCAATAAATGGGTTTACGGATATAGTTCCACCAGCAATTGATACAGGATGAACCATTAATGCGGTTGCTTCCATGTGAACTACTGAGTTAATTTCTCCAATGCTAAATCCTGGCATATGGAATATTGAATCAGCAGTCATAGATGTTGTTCCATAGTTAGCATCTATAACTACGTTTCCACCAAAGTTAGGAAATTGGAATACTGCATGAGCATTCATTGTGGCAATAGTTGGTGCTATTTCTTGCTCTTCTGTAGGCATTACAAGCAATCCAGATGCAGTTCCAGGATCAGCTGTGTAGATATTTCCTGTACCTAAAATTGTTGTAGGATCAACCATAAGTGCTGTGGCTGTTGTATCCATTTCAAGTCTTAATGCTTGATATGCTTCAAATGCTTCTTGCTGTGTAAATGTTCCAGCAGTTACAAATATTTCATCTATTAATGTATCTCTAGAAGCTGTAGCTGCATCAATACCAGAAATTGCAGCAATTGCAAATTCACCAGTATCTGTTAATGTATTGCTTGAAGATGCAGTTATATCTAGTTTGCCATCAATATATAATTTTATTGTGCTTGCTTCTTTTACAATTATTGCAAGGTGCCACTTATTATCAGCTACGTTTGTTGTTCCAGTAAATGTATTTGTAGTTCCATTTGAATTACCAGCAATAATACGAAGATAACCAGATGATGCTAATTGCTGTAGAGAGAATCCAGTTCCTGCAGTTCCTCCTCTTCCACCAAGTCCTGCAAATGCTTGAACGTTAGTGGCGTTGGCGCTTTTAAACAATACACCTATTGTACATAAATTAGCACTAGACAAAGTACCACTAGCAAAAGAATAGTTACCTCTTATAGCCTGTAATCTATCTGTAAACCGAAATGCTTTAGTGTTTAATGAAAGATTGCCTTGAGTATATCCTTGAGGACTTTGTTGTGAAACTAAAATTAATCCAGCAGAACCATAATCAAGCGGTGCACCAGATCCTTCATCAAGACGAATATCTAATAATGGAGATTTAGATACAATATAATCATTAAATGCGCTATTAAATTTAACTTTAGCTTCTGGCATAAATGCAGATGCTTGCATTTCACCAGTTGTTCCAGCAGCATATATAGCTGCAATTTGTGTACTAGTTATATTAGCTGCAGTTCCAGCATAGAATTGAGATATGTACATCTTTTCAGTAACTGTTGTTGAACCATTACCAAAACTTGCTGTATCTATTCCTGAATATGAATGTGTAATTGTTTGTGTACCAATTGATGTACCATCAATCCACATCTGCAAAGTATTGCCAGATTGTCTAACCGCTACATAGTGCCAATTACCATCTGTAATATCTGTAGCTGATGTAATTATATGGTCGCCATTATTAAAACGAGCATTAGTTGTTATTCCACCAGTGCTATTCCAATATGTGCTTATATATTCTGCAGCGCTTGGTGTATCAGTAAATACTACTATAGCTGCTTCTTCTGCAGTTGTTTTCTTAGTCCAAAATCCATATGAAAAATCTTTATCAGCTATTAGTGGACCAACATTATCAGATAAATTTGTAACTCCTCCATTAGTTCCGCCAGTTGTTCGCAATACACCAGATCCTTGGATACCAGTAGCAGGATCTGTAAAAGCATCTGTTTCAAATATAGATACCTTAGTTGGAAGAGATCCATAGTTAGTTAATTGCTGAGAAGTATTAAATTTGTACCATGTCTCTAATGTTAAGCCAGATAGGTATGTATTTAAAAGAGTTGGGAATGTTACTGTTGAGTTGTAGTGGTCTCCAGATACTGCGCTGGCAGTCATTGGAGCCTGTGCTGCAGGATTAAATGATGCGCTTGTTGTTGGCTGTACCATCAAGGCTGAGGCAGTTCCAACTGTGTCTGTAAATGTTACAGATGCACCAGCAGTATAGTTTGCTGCAATTTCTCCAGATGTTAGTTCTCGATCATATATTGCAAATTCATCTATACGGCCTCTAAATCCTCCTCCACCAATAAACTTTTTATTTGTTTGTTCGTCAAAAGTAAATGCATTAGCAAATGATCCAGCTCCAGATGCTGCCAATGCTCCATCAATATAAATTTTTATAGATGTTGTATTAATTGTGGCCACAACATGATGCCATTGATCATCATCAACTCTAATAGTAGAATTAATACTTACCCCAGTTCCAATACCATTAGCTGTTTCAAGAATTACTTTTCCTTCTCTTGCACCTGCATATGCGCCTCCACCTAATGTAACAGAAATAAATTGATTGTTAGCATTTGCACCACTCATTGCAAATAAGTAAGGAGCGCTTGCTGCTGCTATATCTGCTGCAGATGCTTTCATCCAAGTTTCTATAGTAAAAGATTTATCATTAAATAATGAGAATGCTGGATAGCTAGGTAATCCAATGCTAGATGATCCGCTAAAATATACACAACGTCCATCTACAGATGTTTGTTCGTTTAAAAGTACATTGGTGAATGTTGCTGTTGTTGATAGAGAGCCAAAGTTTGTTGGAGTACCTGCTGTTTCGTTAAAGCGATACCAGACCTTTGGGCCTAGTGATGATATTTGATTAATGTATGCGGTCATAAAAAAAGACTGCCGTTAGGCAGCCATAACTCCTAACAAAGCTTGGTTTGCTGGTACAGCTGAAATACTTGTTCCGTTGATTCTAATAATAGGAGTAAAGGAGAGGTCAGAAACCACTGGAGACATTATGTTACCAGAAAGGATCTCTATTGTGGTCTGGACTACGACTGCACAAGCATGTGCCTGGAGTGCGCTGACCTCAACCTTTACGTCCATTGCGTTAGCCTTACGCTACAGTGATACGCACAATACCTGTGCTATCCCATGTGATTGTAAAGTTACCATTTGTTGATGACTGATCTGAACCGAAGTCCACATAGCCGATCAACGGTGAAGTTGAAGCAGTACCTGTTGATCCGTATACTACTGCGTAGCGAGCTGTGATTGTTGAAGATGACCAAGTGGTATCTGCAGCATCAAGGATAACTACGTTGTTAGCTGAATCGTAGGTTGCTGTCTTTGAACCTAGTGTGTTACCACCAGCAGTGTAGCCTGTACCTGAAACTTCGTATGTTGATACGTCGTTTAGGTAGTCATGTGCATCCTGATCTGGTGTGTATGATGATGAAAGTAGAGCAACCTTGATTGTGTCAGTGTCGAAATCTACTTCCTTGTTTAGTGCCTTAAGAAGAAAGTTACCGTATAGTTTTGATGGCATTATCTATCTCCTTACGCTGTCTTTTCAACAATTGCGAATGCATCTGCATCTGCAACTGCGAAGCCACGGCGGATACGAGTCTTAAGAAGGACTCCGTCCTTTGTAAATTCTGCATCACGTGAAACAACTGACTCTACGCCACCACGGATACCATTGATAAGCATCTGACGGTTACCGACGATGAGCAATGCGTTTCCTGTTGGTGAATCTGTTGCTGCTGCTGATGTAGCTGCACCGTATGAAACAACTAGTGGATATCCAAATAGAGATCCTGGTGTTCCTGCTAGTGGATCTGGTAGAACTAGATCATTATTACCCTTGATCATTCCACGGATTTCCTTAAGCATCTTTGGGTGAGCCATCCATACAGTGTTAGCTGCATCAAACTTAGATGAGTTCTCAGCAAAGCCAAGTGCGTTGTTAATGTCTTCGTATGACATTGCTCCACCTGTTTGGATGATTTGTGAAACTGGTGCAGTTGGGCTTGTTGCCAATGCACGGTATAGAGATGTGAACGGCTGACCGTCATCTCCATCGCCTGCTGCTGTTACACCAAGGCATGCGTTATCGAATTTGCGAGCCCAACGGCTTGCCCATTCTCTCTTGTAAACTGTTAGAACATCTGGAAGAGAATCGTTTAGATCTTCTTCTGAGATGTGCATAATCTGTGCGTACTTACGTGCTGTCAATACTAACTCGTCTAGAGTAGCTGCTGCTTCTGGGATTGTTCCACCCTCTGCAACTACCTGTGGAGCGTCTGACACGAAACGTGGTACAGTCTTTGTGCGTGATGCCATGTTTTCACGACGAGCAAAGCGCTCAACTGCTGAGTTAGCAATTAAGTCTTGGATTACATTCGAACCCTGCTCTTCGAGAATATAACCATTGGCTTCTGTTAAATCTGTTCTTGCCATGTTTGTTTCTCCTATTTTAAATTGAATTTGAATTATATGAATAGATTATCGTCTAATATATCTATGGGTGTAAGTCCAAACGTCCATTTGGATGCTTATAGCCCAATTATACAGTATAGATAGTTGTTTATCTACCTAAAACAAGCATTGCTTGCTTTTCTGATGCAGATAATGTCTTATTCACTGGTATGCCTTCAGCAGAGTCTGCTTTGCCAGCCACCAATAGTTTTGGATCAAATATTTCTGGAAAGTCCTTCTTTATTTGATTGATTTGATTATCTAGACCAACGACATTGAATTCTTCATCGAATGTCAATTCAGATAAGTTTAAATACTTAAACAATCTATCAGTTGGTCCAGCATAATGCTTGGATAGTTCTTGGATTACCTTTTCTTTAAGTAGTTTACTTGAGAACTTGGCACTTTCATCTTTGAATTTCGTTATCTCTAGTTCAAGTGCTTCTTTCTCTTCTCTAAACTGCTTTGCATCCTTTTTAGCACGATCAAGTGCTGCTAAGACTGCTGCTGGATCTTTTATCTCTTCGGACGTACCATCTACCTGAGTTTCTTCCATTTTTATCCTATCTGGTTATTTCTTTCGGCTGCAGATTGTTCCAAAGCCAAGTTATTTGCGTTTATACCTGTTGATTGTAACGATATGTCTTCTGTTGTTCCAGTTGCCACCATAGATTCAGCTGAAATCTGTGTTGCAAGCTCTGGATCATAACCAAGTTCAAGCAAGATCTGCTCTAATGGCATTCCTACTGACTTCTTGCGTACCGCCACATCCCATTGATCAACCTCATCGACAATTTCTGCCTCTGCCCAATCAATATCAATTACAGCTGTGATTCCTTCAATCTTAAGCATGAATAGGAATAAATCTCTCCATGTAGACTCAAGAGCAAGCTGACGGTTCTTAACCTTCTTCACAAGTGGTGCTTCAGCTGCACGAAGTGCCTGACCTGAAGAAACATATGTGCCCTTTTGGAAATAGTGTGTTGGTGTTGAAGTAATTGCTGCCATTTGATTTACAAACTCATTAACTGGCTCTGTAAATGTCTTTGGCTCTGCTGCTGGGAACTGGCCAACAGTCTGAACACCTTGTAGGTACCAAAGTTCTCCTGGACCGTTCTTTAGCGCACCAATGTTCTCTCTGGCTGTGTCGCCTTCTGAGAAATCATCCATTTCTGCTACGTTGCCACCAGTGGTCAAAGCATAACGCTGTGGAGCACCCTGATAGTCTACAGTAAGCATGTGTGTGTTTACAAGCTTGTTGATAGCATCTTGAGGTCCGAAAGCATCTGCATGCTCTGGACGGCCATAAGGCTTGTGTGTGCGGAAGTGGAATACAGGAACTTCATTCCATGGATTAGGAATTGTCTCTGTTAGAACAAAGTTTGATCCTTGTGGAGTACCCATGTTCTCAATTTCACCATATCCAACATATTTCTCAATACGATCTGGATAATATAGGTTCAAATGGATTTCTTTTGTGTTGTAATCAGCATATTGCCACATTTTAGCTGCAAACAGCTTCTTTCGTGGGTTCTCCTGGTCATAGATAACCACAGTTGTAAGTGGTGAGTTGTAATCAATTGCTAGCTTGCCTGTCTCATCTGGCCACACCATCGCATATGAATCTCCATAAATAAGAGTGTTTCTATGGATCTCATTGATGTCCAGCTTAATATCTGACTGCTCAAGAAGTTGTGCCATGTAGGCATC